ACAAAACTTGGTGATCGAATCAGGATCATCAGATCTCAACAAGGAATGTCACAAGAAAAGCTGGCAGAGATTGTTAATTTGGCTCGTGAAAATATAAATCGGTTTGAAAACGCATCAAAAGGTCCGAGTCTTGACAGTCTGGTCGACATTACCAACGCCCTTCACGTTTCCGTGGACGACCTGCTTGTAGATAGTCTTCAGTACCCGATTTCCACAGCAGATTCCGATCTGCACCGTCTGCTCTTGGACTGCAACAAAATCGAAGAGCAAATAATAACCATGAACGCGCAGGAACTCAAGAAGATCCTGTACGCTCTGGGAATCTAACGACAAAAACTGCCCGCATAGGTGGCAGCGGCATCCTGGAGTTTCCTCTTGGGTGCTTCTGTCCTCTACACGGGCAGTATTGTTTTGTTCCCTCTATTATTCTGTCGCCCAGTCCTCAATAAATCTCAAGAACTGCTTCGGCGGGTTTTTTATGTACTCTGTTCCATCTACGGCGGGAAGCGTCTCCCGGATGAAATCCAGCGTCTTCTGGTAGATGCCCTCCCCCTGTGACCAAGCCTCAGAATCTATCATCGCAGCGGCCTTGGCGGACTCGATCAGTGTGGCAAGCTCCGGTCCATCGATCACAGTCTCCGCACCATTCTGTCGGATCACCCCTGCCAGCGTCTCCTTCCTTGCCGCTGGCTTCAGATTTTTCAGATAGGCATTCACCGCAGTCACTACCACCAGATCGGACGGTTCAAACCTGTACTTTTCTATGTTCATGTTCGCGCCTCCTTCACAATGTATCCCGGCAGCAATGTGTGTCTGCCGCCTTATTTCAGAGGGTAAATCAAAGTTTTGCACATAGCAAGTAGGTAGCGGAAAGATTGTCAGGAGTTGACAAAAAGGAGCCCACTTACTTCGTTTTCAGCTGGGAAAGATGCTCCAAGCGGAAAAGGAAGTAGGTGGGCTATTCTTTATCTGTAATATTCTGCGTACCACTCTGCAAAGGCTCTTAACCCTTCCCGAATGCCAATTTTCGGAGTGAAACCGTAGTCACGCTCCAGCGCCTCTGAATCAGCATAGGTAACCGGCACATCACCAGCCTGCATGCCAACCAGCTCCCGGTGGCCTTCAAAGTCGTAGTCAGCAGGAAGGACTCCTGCTCTCACCAGTTCCTCCTGGAGGGTACTAATGTAATCGAGCAGATTTTCCGGTTGACCGCCGCCGATGTTATACACAGCATAAGGCGGGATCGGAAGACCATCTTCTCCGTTTTTCTTCTCCGGCGCACCCTGCATCACGCGGATTATGCCTTCCACGATATCATCGATGTAGGTGAAATCCCTGCGCATATCGCCGTAGTTGAAGATCTGGATGGTCTTACCTGCAACCAGTTTCTGTGTGGCAGAGTAATAGAACATATCCGGCCGCCCTGCTGGTCCGTACACCGTGAAGAAGCGAAGGCCCGTGGAGGGAATGTTGTAAAGCTTGGAATAGGCATGCGCCAGCAGCTCGTCGCTTTTCTTAGTCGCCGCATAGAGGCTCACCGGGTTATCCACCTTATCCTCCGTGCTGAACGGCACCTTCTTGTTGCCACCGTACACACTGCTGCTCGATGCATATACCAGATGCTCCACAGGATTGTGACGGCAGGCTTCTAGCAGATTATAGAAGCCGATAATGTTGGATTCAATATAGATGTCCGGGTGGTCGATGGAATACCGTACGCCTGCCTGCGCCGCAAGGTTTACCACGATATCGAAGTGGTAATCGGCGAACAACTTATCCACCAGTTCCTTATCTCCTATGGATCCCTTGATGAACACATGCTTGACCGGGCTTTTCTCCGCTGCCTTTTCCACAAGCCCAAGGCGATATTCCTTGAGCTTTGGATCATAGTAGTCGTTCATATTGTCGAGGCTGACCACTGTACCGGATGCCAACTCCTTCAGCAGACGCATCACGAGATTTGCCCCGATGAATCCCGGGGAACCGGTCACCAGAATGGTCTTCCCATTTAAATCTATCTTCTGCATTCTTAATCCCTCCGGAAGAGGTCTCTCGTGTAGACCTTTTCTTCAACATCGTCCAGTACCGCATCATAGCGGTTTGCAATAATGCAGCCGCACATTCTCTTGAACTTCTTCAGATCATTGACCACAACAGAACCGAAGAATGTTGTTCCGTCTTCCAGCGTCGGCTCATAGATAACCACGGTCGCGCCCTTCGCTTTGATCCGTTTCATGACGCCCTGGATTGAGGACTGGCGGAAGTTATCGCTATTAGATTTCATGGTCAGGCGATAGACACCGACCACGACTTCTTTTTGCCGCGTCTCCTTTGCCACTGAGTAGGATTCACTGTTGCCGTAGGTTCCAGCGATCTCCAGTACCCGGTCTGCAATGAAATCCTTCCTGGTGCGGTTACTCTCCACGATAGCCTGGATCAAGTTTTCCGGCACATCCCGGTAGTTTGCCAGAAGCTGTTTCGTGTCTTTCGGCAGACAATAGCCGCCGTAACCGAAGGACGGGTTGTTATAGTAATCTCCAACACGCGGATCCAGACACACGCCCTTGATGATTGGTGCAGTCTTCAGCCCCTTAACCTCGGCATAGGTATCCAGTTCATTGAAGTAGGATACGCGGAGTGCAAGGTAAGTGTTCACGAAGAGCTTTGTCGCCTCCGCCTCTGTGGTCTCCATGAAGAGTACAGGAATCGAAGTCTTAATAGCCCCCTGCTGAAGCATCGCGGCAAAGGTCTGTGCTGCAGGCATATTGGCCTCATCACTTCCCACAATGATACGGCTGGGATAGAGATTATCGTACAGAGCCTTGGATTCCCTCAGAAATTCCGGACTGAAGATGATATTGTCCATGCTCATCTTTTCACGAATATGAACTGTGTATCCAACTGGAATCGTAGACTTGATCACAACGGTCGGCTTCACTTCCCGCTCTGCTGTTACCTCTTTGATAAGGCCCAGAACACTTTCCACTGCAGAGCAATCAAAGAAATTTGTTTTCGGATCATAGTTGGTAGGCGCGGATACGATAACGAAATCTGCATCAGCATAAGCAGAGACAGCATCCGTAGTTGCACGAAGATTTAGTCCCCTCTCCCTATGCTCCGCCATATATTTCTCTATGTATTCATCCTGAATCGGGCTCTTCCAGTTGTTGATCTTATCAACCTTCTCAGGGATGATGTCCACAGCGGTTACATCGTGGTGCTGGGACAGCAGGACGGCAAGGGAAAGACCGACATAGCCTGTACCAGCTACAGCAATCTTCTTCCGCTCAACGGCTACCAGTTCTGCTTCATCATCCACAATGACATCTGTGGGCTGGAATCCAAGGGCAGCAGAAAGCGAAAGAAGCTGATCCACAGAGGGACTGTAATCTCCCGACTCAAGACGTGACAGAATAGAACGATTTATGTTTGCTTTCTCCGATAGAGCAGCCTGAGAAAGCTTGAGGGTCTTCCTCCTGCTGACCACGGTTTCGACCAGTAGTTTCAGAGATAAATGTTTCATCGAGACCTCCTGTTGCTAATAGCGTCAATCTAATCAGCTACGAAACGAAGGTATTATAGCAATTATCGTCCTCGAAATCAATAGATTTGTTGCTGTTTTGTGTAAATATTTTTAGATTCAGGTACTTTATCAAGATATATTGTTGCTATCTGCGTCAATCGGTTTTGTTCGAATGTCGCTGTTAACGACAAAAAATCCACCCGCTTCATCTTCAGCCGAGGAATCCTCATCTCCCAGTCTTGAAAACAAAGCAGGTGGGCAATATGCTCACCCCACCTCCAACCCATCGTCTTTAACCACGATTCGCTCTCCGGCAAACTTCAGCAGTTCCTCTTCCTTTACGTTCCTGCCCTTGCAGCCGTGTCCGTTCCGCTTCTCCCTGCAGATCCAAGTCTTGATCTTCTCCCCGCCTGGCCCGTTGACCGTTCTGCGCGTCATCGGCGCTCCGCATTCGCCACAGAAGACTTTTCCATATAAAAAATGTGGCTGACCACCTCTGTGACCAACCACTTCTGTGAGTTCCTTATTCTTTTTCAGCTTGGCTGCTGCCGCGTCCCACACATCCCGTTCCACGATCGCCTCATGATCATTTTCCAGGTAGTTGCTTTCGTACTTCGCATCCGGGTCTGGCTTCTTGGTGATGAAGTTCTTCGGCGGCTGCTTCTGGAGCAGCTTATCGCCCTTGTAGGTTTCATTATTCAGAATGTACAGGATGGTGCTGCGGCTGAGCGGTTTTCCGTTCCTGCTCGTCACTCCGAGATCCGTCAGCGTCCGGATGATCTCATCCACGTTTCTATCCTGTAGGAACAGGGTGTAGATAAGCCGGATGACATCTGCGTCCTTGTTGGGAACCAACTTCCCGTCCACGGAGTCGTAACCGAGGATACGATTATTCCCGAGGTTGTATTCGCCGCGCTTGAACCGTTCCTGGTACCCCCAGCGGATATTCTCTGAAATGCTTCGGCTCTCGTTCTCCGCGATTGCCGACATCAGGGAGAAGATAAAGGAGCTGGTGGGATCGTCCGTTCTGAGGTGCTCTTTCTCGAATTCAACCGTGACGTTCTTGAGCCGCAGCATATCCGTGTACTTCTTGCATTCTGCAACGTTTCTGGAAAAGCGGGAGACGCTCTTGCAGAGGATCCGGTCGATGTTTCCCGCCATAGCCTCTCCGATCATTTTCATGAACTCAGGCCGCTTCTCCGCACTTAAGCCTGAAAGACTATCTGCATACACACCCGCGAGTTCCCAGTCGGAACGGAGGCTGATAAGCTTTTTGTAGGCTTCTTGCTGCTCCTCCAAGCTATCCTCTTGCGTCTCCAGCTTTTTACTCACGCGGCAGTACACCGCGACCCGTACCTTCCTGTCCTCCTGATGTGCACGAATCCTTGTTATCCGCATGTCTTACGCCTCCCTCAGTCCCATCAGGTTCTTGTACTTGTTTTTCTTCTCCCCGCTCCTGATCCGGTCAAGAAAAGCGTTGTAGAAATTGGAATAGCTGGTGGGCTTAAATCCCTCACCAGCATACTCCATCTCCACGACGCTTGTCCCACCATCCTGCCAATGGATGGTCACTGTGTCTTCTCCCAGCTCGATGCTCTCAACATTGTCATCCAGCCAGTAGAAATCCACGTGTTCTTTCCGCTCACCGTACTTTCCCTCGTAGGCTTCGATCATAGCCGCGTCTAGGTTGTTCTGAATGAGCAGGTACTCTCCGCAGCCACCTTCGCCATAACAGCCCCAGCCGCCGTTTTGAATCTTGATTCCATCATAGTAGAAGTTGTTCAGGCTTCCATGCATCAAAGGCTTTCCGCAGTGCGGGCAGCGAAGCATCTCTCCGTAAGGATATGTGCAGTTCCCGTCCTTCACCTTTCGCATCGCCGTAATTTGCTGTGCCTGGTTGAAAATGTGCCGGTCGACAATGGCGGCGTGCGCGTTTTCTACACGGAATCTGGGAAGGTCGCCCCGGTTGCGAATCTGCTTGTGGGTAAGGTGGTTTTCAATGTAGGTCTTCTGCAAAACCACGTCGCCTGCGTACTTTTCGTTTTTAATCATCCGGTCGAGCTGGAGTCGTTTCCAGCAGTCTCCGGCGGGCGGCTTGACGCCTCTTGCAATCATGTCGTTCAAGATGCTCTGCGGCATCTCGCCATGTACATACCGTTCAAAAACTTCCCGCACAATCTCCGCTTCCTCCGGCTGTACCAGGAAGAGTTCATCGTCCGTATGGTAGAACCCGTAGAGCGGAACCTTGACCTCATCGCCCGCTTCAAATCGCTTCCGGATACCCCATTTGACGTTCTCGGAAATGCTCCGGCTCTCCTCCTGGGCGAAGGACGCCATGATAGTCAAAACCATTTCCGACAGGGAGTCCGCTGTGTCGATTCCCTCCTTGTCGAAGAAAAGCTGTACACCGTAGCTCTGCAGCTCCCGCACAGTCGTAAGAGCATCGACCGTGTTGCGGGCAAAGCGGCTGACGCTCTTGGTCAAAATGTAGTCGATCTTTCCGGCCTTGCAGTCCTCAATCATTTCCAGGAACTTGACCCTATGCTTCATGGAAGTCCCGCTCAGGCCTTCGTCCGCATAAACATTTATCAGATCCCAGTCCCCGTGCTGCGCGGCCCGGAAGCGGAACGCCTCCATCTGGTTTTCCAGGCTTTCGATCTGGGCATCTTTGTCCGTGCTCACACGGCAGTAGGCTGCGACGCGCTTTCTGGTTGCCGCCTTCGGCAGTTCAATCTTCGTTACTGTTCTTTGCACTATGCGCTCCTCCTTCTGTAGCTTATGAGGTCGCCCCTCTCCACGATCTCCTGCACCCGGTCAAAAAGCTCTGGCGCGACAATCGGTTCGTGGTGACCTGTTATGTAGAACCGATCCCGGTGTCCGTTGTTCCTGACCTGCTTTCCCGGAACAATACATACCGTTGCGTGGGTGAAGTAATCACCCTTGTAGGCAACGTTAGTCAACATGTATTTTACCCGAGCCTGGCTCCATTTCTCTTCGCCCATCGCTCCGAGCGCCTTCCGGATTTCCGTATATGATCTTCCCTGGGCTGCCATCTGGAAGGCCTTTCGTACCAGAGGCGCTTGTTCCTCGTTGATGATCCATTTGTGATCCCCGCCATTCTTGTAACCGTAGGAAATCTGGCCGAAGGGTCTGCCTTCAAGGGCGTACTGCTCATGAGCTTGTATCGCGTGCTGGCTAATGCTGTGGCTCTCTTCCTCCGCAATAGCGGCAAAAATGTTCAGGGCAAGGGCGCATTTTTCGTCCTGCGAATTCAAATTCTGTTCCTCGAAAATGATGTTCACACCGAGGGTTTTCAATTCCCTGATCATCTCTGCGCATTCCGCCATATTGCGTGCGAAGCGGGAAATGGACTTTGTAAGAATCAGTTTGATCTTACCCGCCCTGCAATCTTCCAGGAGGCGCTGCAGTCCAGGTCGACCGGATGTCTTCAATCCGCTCTTGCCCTTGTCGCCGTAAATACCTACAAGCTCCATGGAAGGATTGGAACTGATGAGGTCGGTGAAGTACTTCTCTTGCATCTCATAGGAGCCATCCTGTTCTTCTTTATCTGTACTGACGCGGCAGTAGGCTGCCGTTTTTATCTTCTCCATCGGATCCTCCTTTCCAGCGGCTTCCCGCAGTTTCCCTCCTTTAAGTGAGTCTATTCATCACTCTTATGGGCACACATAGCAACCGTTTTATCGAAGTTTCTACCTTATATAAGCGGGTCTTTTTTAACAAAGATTTCGGCAGAAATGTGCTCTGAAATCGTGTAGTATGGCCCGGAATTTTCAATGTAATAAAGCGAGAGGGAGCAGTTAAACTCCCTCTCAGATAGGTCAGATTCTCTTGGCATACGCGAGGCTGATCCAACCGTTGCGCTCCTTGGCGTAAGCCTTCAATAAGCCCCAGCCGTTCTCTTCATCCACGATGGTGTAAACACCCACAGGGATGTAACCATACGACGGATAGGAAGTGGATGGGCCTTTTCTGTAGTTCAGGTCAGTAATGGAAACCTTGACAAGATAAGGCGTAAAGGTCTCCGGCTGTAAACTCGGGTACACCTGGTTGCCGTTGTCATCGAAAGCCGCATAGCCTGGATTCGCGTCTACGCAGTTCTTCGCATTCTGGAATACTGTGAAGGCTCCGATCTGGCTTCCCTTGTCGCTCCAGCTTTTCCTTACCCGGTAATACTTCGTCGTAGTTACAGGCTGGCCAGGTGTCGCCGGAGACGTTCCCGTCCCGTCAGCATCATAAGCAGGACGGCCATAGCCGAGGATGCGGCTGTTGGAGAGCGCATAGCTTCTCCGAGCCACCTGGTCACTGGTGTTACCTTCGATGGTATAGACCTTGCTGCCGTCCACCTTCTCGACAATACCTGTATGAGTGCTGTTGTCGATACTCGTTCCAAAGAAAATCTGGTCACCAGGCTTCGGGCCGCTGGTATGGAACTGTCCCTTGTTCTTGTAATACCGCAGAGAATAAGTGCATCCGGCACCGGCGCTCTTCTCCGGCTGACAGGTCAGGCGCAATGCGTTCTCATAGCCAAAAGCGGTCAGGAAGCACCAGTCCACAAACATATCACACCAGGCATACCCGTTCTTTTTCCCGTTGTACCAGTTGGGATATTTCTGGTCGAAATCGCGGGCGTACTTGGTGTAGTTGGCAGACCCGGCGTTGGCAGTTTTATCGTCCAAGTTGGCGTTGCTGGCCTTTTCCTTGTAGCCCAGCTCTGCGACAGCCACAGCGATGAGCTTATCGGCGGTACAGCCGGTCTTATAATCCTGCGTATCTTCCACCGGGGTAGGCGGAGCGTCCATACCATATTTCTTGAGGAACTCCTCTCCGTAGGCTGCCCTCTTCTCCTGCGCCTTCTCGCTCTGATCGGCGGGACGCTCGAATTTCAGCAAGACGGCATCGGAAGCTTCCCGGACGGTTTTTGCCGTGGTCAGAGTCTTCCAGACGGAGGTGTACTCTTCCTTCATCATCTTGAGGAAGTGATCAACCTGCATATCCCGGTCGCCGATGGAAGTTCCTCTCTCCTTCGCATAGTTGAGCAGGCTTTCCTTGATCGACCAGAATGTGGCCTGGTACAGACCGTAGCCAGCTTTATCGTGAACGAAATTGGTATAGGAGCCGTTGTCCACTGCCGCCGTGTATTGCTCGTCCGTCATGCCAAGCGACTTCTCGTAGGTGTTCTGGAGATTGTTAGCGCGGAGGCTGCTCTCAGCCATAAAGTTCCCCATCACGCCAGCCACACCGAAGGGATTCTGAATAGCAGCATACAGTCGGTCCCAGATTTCCTTTTCGGTGTTAATGGCAATGGTCGGCTGGGGGATGGATGGCGTAGTATCAGCTGCAAGGATCGCCGCCACATCATTCCGCACCGTCTCCATGGTCACTCCATACTTCCGGCTCCAATGCTGGATATCACCGTGATTGGATCCCAACCCAAGAGAGTGGCTTCCCGTGTGGTCAATAATGGTAGGGACCTTTTGGCCTTTGTAGTCAATGGTGCCTTTCGGATCGATCCCGAACATCTTACACAGATAGGCTGTCATCTCGCAGGCTTCCTTGTAGACAGACTCCCAGTAGCTCCTGTTACTCAGTCCGTCCTCGCAGATCTCGAACTGGATATGCGTATCGTTGCAGCTTCCCTTGCTACCGGAACCACAGCCCCAAGGGCGGTAATCCCAAGGCATGGTCTGAACTGCCGCCACTGTCCCATCTGCAAGCTTTCCGATCCAGAAGTTCAACCCTGCCTGGCGGTCAATATGGTTCCAGTCATTGCTGTACTGGTTCTTTCCGAGGCGGCTCAACCATTCTGCTCTGTCAGCAGCATTGTCATCCGGCTGGACGTATCGTTTGAGATTGGGGTTATTGGCTCCCGTGGAGTGCCAGAGCACACCCTTTGGGGTGAACTTCCGGGTTCCCTTATAGCAGGTGCTCTGCGTCATCATGCAGACCAGAGGCTTGTTATTCTCGTTATATTTCATGGATTTCTCCTTTCTCCCGACTTTCCTCGGGGGGTCAAGGCAAAAAAGAAAGAGCAGAGGTTGTGAGCCCCTGCCCTTCAAGCTCCCTCTATCTTTCCACGGACACTTATCCGGGGTTTGACAACCGGGATATCAGTTTTTCTTTGCGTTTTTTCCATCCTCATAGAGGATGAAGCTACCGTCCGTCAAATAGAGCCAATCATCTTTGATCTCCTCGACCTCCACAACAGCCCCGGCATTCAGTACTTTCAGCCTGTCTGCCTTAAGGGATGGAGTCTTGCGAACGTTCATCTTACGGAGCAGTGTGTACTTCGCTGGCTCCGGCTTTACCGACTCCTGTTCAGGAGACTGGACAGTATCCAGAGCACCCTGGTAGACACACTCACCCTCGCAGAGCACTTCTCCGCCTTCGGCATCAACCAGTTTCTTCGCAGCTGCCAGCGTCTTCAGTTCCTTGATGATCTTGCCGTCCTTCACGACGGTATAAGTCTTGTTAGCCATTCGCATTTCCCTCCTTGATCCTTGCAATCAGCGCCTCGCCAGCGCCGGTCACGATTGCGTTGATGTCCACATTAGCCGCCTTCAGCACACCGATGCCGGATTCCGACATCTTAGCCAGCGTACCCTCCAGCAGCAGCTTTCCAAGCCTGGTGATTTCCTCCTGGGTCAGTTTGCCATCAGCGGAAGCTTCCTTCAGGCCGTCTACTACCGTCTGCTGAAGCTCCCACACCGTCTGCTCGGCAGCGTTGGTCAGCTCTCCGACAGCGGTATTGATGGTCTTGAGTTGCTGGCTTTTTCCGATCTGGGCAACAAGCCATGCGCCTGCCACGCCGATCAGGGTGATAGCAAGATTGGCCAGTACGCTCACAATGGTCTCGATGATAACGGTATTCATAGATTCCTCTCTTTCTGCCGCTTAACGCCCGGCCCGGCAAGTTCAACCCTCGACAGAGGGCAAAATAAAAACACGGTCTCCCGTGCTTCTTTCCTTCTGCTCCGCAAATCTGCTCTTTTTGCGGATAGTTTTTCAAATCCGATGATCCCGGCTCAATTCCTGATACAGCTTGCGGATATACTCCGTATCCTGTGTCACGATACCGTTCGTGATCTTCTTCTCATTGACGTACTTCTCATATTCCTCCGCCACATTGAGTACGTTCGTCCATTCGTCTGAGGAGTGATCAATCCCGGCTCTCGTCTCCCTGGCGAATGTCAGGATGCACTGTCGATGGCTGTTGACCCACATATCGCGGATCTGCTTCTCGACAGCTTCCAGCCTCTTCTCCGTCGACCCGTTGACCTTCTTCCCGATCCAGCCGAAAAGCTTATCCCAGGGATTCAGTTTCAACGGGCTGATCTGGATCAGCGACAGCAGAATCACAATGCCTGCTGCCACATATCCCGCATTCAGTTGTGAAATGATTTCCTTCAGATTCATTCTTTACTCCCTTCCCGCCCTCCATGGGCGTGTTACTCCTTCTTCAGTGATACTTTTGCTATCTGGAGCGGCTTGTTGCTGTACAGCTTCAGATGGAAGCCATAATTGTACATGCCACCCGTCAGTTCAATCGGGAACTGTACGACCTTCCAGTGAGTGTTGACACGCTCTTTCAGCGTGACGTATGACGTAGGCCGGTTGTTCATGCCGGTTTCCGCTTTCAGCACCGCATAGTCGTAGCTGTCCTCGGTGATCTGATTTCCGCTGCCATCGGTGTATTCTTCCGGGAAATACCTCGCCCACACTTCAAGGATTGCCGTACCGGATTTGAACTTGTTGTTCAAGCCCAACACCACATCATTCAATGTGAGTGAGATGCTGTTCTCCGGATCCACCTCCACGAGTGAGGAGCATCCAAGCGGATAACAGCCATCGGATGCCGTAGTCGGTATAACATGCCAGAAAGCGTCCTCCTGCCCGGCTTCCCCAAAGGTCGGCTGCCCGATCCACTCGTCCGTTTCCCTTGCCAGGTTGGAAAGGAAATTCAGTTCTTTCCTGATATAGATCTTGCTCTGGGAGCCGTACCAGTCCGCTTCGATGTGCGTGAGGTTAAATGCCTTCTCCGCCACAATCAGGAAGTCCACCCGGTCGCGGAAGATGCAGGTTGAAAGCTGGGCGTCGGACAGCTTGTATTCACCATCTGCCTGGGTCAATTCTGTCCAGCCGCCGAGCTCCTGCGCTGTCAGGTCGTCAGCGCGATACCCCACAGACTTATAGGTAAACTCGATGGTGTCGTCACCGCTGCCGCTGCGCTTGGTGAGCGTGCCGCCATGGTTGTCATAGCTGTTGTTGCCGGAAACACCGGAGCAGAGGATGTAGCCGATGGCATCCCCGTCGCCCTGTCCCATCACAATCTCTGCGACCGTCAGGTTGGTGTTGCCGAAATCTGCGCAGCGATACACATCACCCACCGCAGGGATATTGGTCACGGAGGCAGTGAAATCGAAACGGACGTGTCTGCGCGGACGGACATAGCTTCCCGCGCTGATGTCCTTCGCATATACCCGCACAGCCTTGTCAGCTGTTAGTTTCAGGCCGAGAGACTTCGTGCTCCGATAGTCGCCGGGGATCACAACGGAAGCCAGCGCCACTTTTGGGAAAGCGACCGCCGTGCCTTTCATTAGCTTAGCGTATTCGCTGTTCTCGCGGGTGGTCTGGGCGCTGGTGCAGTTGTCGACCATCGCCGGATCGGCGAGCATTGTATGGCCCACGCAGATCTCCCGGAAGAGCTGCGCCCGTTCCTCATTGGTGTGGAACATGAGGTCGGCGATATCCGTCTCCGCGTAACTGTCCCGAAGACGGAACAGCTTGATGGAATGATGCGGACGCTCCAGTGTTTCTAGGAACTTTTCATAGTTGTCCGATTGCAGGGCGTTGGGCCTCGTGCCCGCGTGGCTGCCGCCCCAGTATGGCGCATGATCCGTCCCGCGCACGATCTGTACGATGGATGCAATATCCCAGCAGGGACAGCCGTATTCCCGCGCCACCTGCTCGTTCACCGACACGATGTTCGGGACATTTCCGACAGCATGATACTCGGTGCAGATGATGGGGATCACGCCTCTGCCGATGACTTCCTCGCAGGCCCGGCGCAGGGCGTCGGCATACTGGTCAGCGGTCAGGGTCTTGATATCGTTGGTGAAGCAGCACATCATGGCGAACTTCGGACGGGCTTCCTCAAAGCTCAGGCCATACTGCTGGGCTCCCGTGCGGATGCGGTCGATATTGCCGTAGTAGATATCACCGGACAGGGCCATATTCTCAAAAACGTAATCGCTGAACAGCGACAGTTTGTTGATATACGCCTTGCCCCGGACCGTGAAGCTGGACTCCGTATAGCTGTCGCCGAGAAGCATGATGCGGTCGGAATTCTGCGGGGTGATCGCCACCTTCTCGAAGGCTTCCGTCAGATATCCGGCGTCGTTTGCCAGGGCGGAAACGGGATCGCCGGTCTTCACAAATCCCACATCGTCGATGAGTTCGCTGGTCTTATAGCCGGGAATGTACT